TAAATGTTAGAGTAGTATAATCTCCTGAGATAGCAGCATTAAAATCACCAAGGTTTGTTACAGTTTGGTTAATAGCATACTCTGTAAAGTAAGAAGTAGTACCATCATCAACTACTATGACTTCTGATATTTGATAATGACTATTAGTAGTATCTTCTATACACACAACATAATAAGCACCATTAAATGTTTCAGTTTCATACTGTGCTACTGTAGTAGCAGATGGAGAACCACTAGCAGATATAGAAGTATATCTAGAATCTAAATTAGAAGTATTCAATGATGTAGTACCAACTCCAGCAGATGATGCATTTCCAAAATCAACATGCACTGTATTAGCAACATATGTGCTTGCAGTAGCTACTGTGGGATGAAGATCTAGACTAATTCTACCTCCAGCAATATAAGCACTATAAGTACCAAGACCAGGTTCTCCAGAAGCACTACCTACATTACCTGTAGTTAATTGTCCATATTCAACCAAATCAACATTAGTTCCATCATGGACCAAAGTTATTTCATCATGCTCCCAATATGAAGAATCACTAGCAGCATATGAAACTAATATTTTAGATCCTCTATAAGTAGTAGCAAAAGATACTATACTATGCTGTGTGCTGATTCCTAATGGTATGGTTGTAGTGCTACTTACAATATTAACAATTCCTCCCAATCCAGTAGACCCTACACCAGCAACACTATCAGAAATGTTAAATGCAATATTAGAAACATCATAATTATTGAATTTAAATTTCTTAGGATAGAATAAAAGTCTTCCATCATCACCAGCAATATCCATATCATAAGAACCCAAATCCCCACCAAATTCGCCAAGGTCAGTGTTAGTTTCAACTCTACCATACTGGTTTAAGAAGATATTACCACTATCATCATGAAGAGCAGATACTAAGAGTATTTGTCTTTCTTTAGTGAATCTCTTATCCCTAATAAAGGTAATATACTTTCTATATCTTACACTTGCTAATGTAAAACTATCAACAGACATGAATGCATCTGTTCTTGCATTATTATTAAAATCTCCACTAATATCATCAACAGTCAAAACTCTATTACCTATAGACTCACTATAATCTTGTAAAATTTGAGTATCAAAAACTATTTCATCAGAAATTACTTGAGAACCTATTGTTAATGTTTTTTCTCTTACTAAATCAAAATCAAATACTGTATTCAAATCCATTATAGAAATTAAGTCATTTATTACTTCAAATGTACTTTCACTCTGAACAGAAGTAATTCCTACTTCTGCGCTATTTTTAATAATTAAATCACTAAATTTTTTAAATCCTGCTGTATGATTTAAAGTAGATACAGCTTCTTTCCACTTTTCAAATTCACATTCTGATTTTAAAGAATATGAGAAATATTGATAATAATCACTATCAATAACTCTTTGCAAATCATTATTTAAAAATCCAGTATTTTTCTTAAATCCTTCTTTAACTATAGAAGAAGAACCAATGTCATATAAAGAATTGTCTACTAAAACTTCTGTTATGGTTCCCTGAGTACCAGAAGATTCTCCTACAAAAGATTCTCCTATAGAAAAATCTTGAGTTGAAGATACCCTAAGATATCCATAAGAATTATTCCAAGATTGTAAAGATCCATGCTTAGAACCAGATACCACATCTTCTCCTTTTTCAAATTCATCAACTTTTAATTTAATATCAAAAATTGGAAAATCTTCTTCAGCTATTATCTTTGCTGATGAAAGAGTGGATTGGAATGTTCCAGGAATTTGACCATCTGTAATAATATTAGATAAACTATATCTTACAGTCCCCAAAGTTCCTCCAATATTAGGATCTGTTGCTAAAATCTCAAATAAAGTATAATCATAATTTTCACTATTATAACCCTTACCTGTACTTCCAACTCCAACACTAACCCCTTCAATCATTACTTTCTTACCCACTTCAAATGGATAATCTGCAGCATTACTAAAACTTGCTCCAATTGTCAATGTTACATTTTTATTTCCATCATCATAATCTATACTATTAATAGTATATCCATTAGAATTGCTGGTAGGAATAATCTTAGGAGTAACATTATTCAAAGTTTTAGTATTCTTTAAAATACTAACCTGAGTATCTCCTAATTCATAATTTAAATCAACATCACTAACTACTTTATTAGTCAATCCATCCAAAAGAACCAAACCTGGAGATTCTAAGTAATTTTTTCCAACAGAACTAATTCCAATACTTTGTAAAGAAGTAAGTAAATCTAATTTAATTAATTGTGGTATATTAGATTCAGGTCTAAGAGTTTTATCTACAGAATAATCAAATCCAATATCTTGAATCATTAATTGACTTATTCTACCTACTGTAGGAGCCTTTGTTTCTAAAATTGCATTATTACCCTTAGATGAAATTATAGTGCTAATTCCTGGAAGAGCTTTGTATTCAAATCCTTGATTTTCTACTCCAATGCTGGCAATTGGACCTTCTACATTTTTAGAATTAGTAACATAAGAGAATACACCATCAGATGATGTATATTCTAATTTTTGAGGAATAATAGGTGATATAAAAGAAAATGTAGTAGATCCAACTCCTACTATAGTTTTATTTCCTGATAATGGATTGGAAAATAAAGTAGCAGAATTGGAACTATTAATATTTTCAGTATCTCTAATAATCTCAGTTTTAAGTGAAGAATTTAATAATTTGTTTATAGGAGTTAAATTATAATATAATATATTATTAATTTCTTTTACATTTTTTACAGTTAAATTAGCATTTGCATCTACACCAACTCTTCCACTTCTAACTACATTAAAATCATCAGTTTCTCCTGAAGTAGAGAATTTATTATTTAACTTTGGATCGGTATAAAGATTAAAATCAAATGCACTATAAGAAACTCCTCCATCAACAAATGATAAGGAAGAATCAGAAAGATCAAAATATATTTTTAAATTCCTTTCTAATTTTATAGGAGGATTAATTGGAGAAATAGTTCCAGCAGAAGCACTGGTAATATCAATTGCTTTTGGTTCTACATGTATAGAATTATAATAAGTATTGCATAATTTTATAGTATTCTTATCCACTAATGAAACATAATAAATTCCATTATCCACTAACCCACCAGAAGATGTAGTTGCTGTATGAATAACTTTTTGTCCATTACTGTAACCATGTCTTGAAATAGTAATAGTATTATTTCCAACACTTACATCACCAGACCCAAAAGTTCTTGGATCTATTACTAATCTTCTATTATAGTCATTATATGCTACTTTTACAGTTGTAGTTATTCCTGGTTGAATGGTTAATTCAACATCATCTTTAGGTTTTAATCCATGAGTAGAAGCTGTAGATACAGTTACCAAAGATCTACTTAATGATCCTACTAAACTATTTTCATAGTTAGTTTTTAAACTATGGTATATTCCAGTACCAACACCAATAAAATATAAAGTAGATTCTGTAGTGGTACTATTAATTCCCACAAAAGTTCCAGTAGATCCAAGTCCTACTCTTGCAGTAGCAATACCAATTAAATCATTAGATATTTTTGCTGCATAAACAGTTTGTCCTTGAGTAAGAGCAAATCCATCTATACCATCAGTAGATACTGATACAGCAGCTCCTGCATTTGTACTGTAAGTTAATGCATCTCCAGTTAATAATCCATGATCTTTGAAATAAAGTGATTTAGCTGGAATGAATAATTCAGTCAATCCGACTCCAGGATTAGAAAATACTAAAGTAGATCCAATTCCTACACCAGATGTTGTTCCTAATCCAACAGCTTCTGATGGATTAAAATATAATTCTCTATTAAGTTTTAAATTAGAATTTTCTAATTTAGGAGTAGCATTAAAAACAATACTTCTAGGTTTTTGTTCTACTCTAGAAGAAGCTGTATGTGCAGTTCCTGAAGTAGAATTCCATTCTCTTATTACTCTAACTCTAGATGATTCAATATCTACATTTAAAACTTTTACTTGTTCAGTTCCTATCCCCAAAACATCATTTTCTTTTATATAAGGAGGTCTGACATATCCTTCTAAGTTAAAGTAAGTTACAATTCCAGTAGAAGAAGAAGCATTAACTGCATCAAATAATTTGAAAGTATCAGTTGTAATTCCTATTTTTATTAAAGAGTTATTCTTTAAACCACTAGTACTTAGTCCAGAAATATAACTTATTTCATTATGATAAAAATTATGAGGATTTGTAGTATATCCTACATATTGACCAGAATAATTTCCAAGTATAAATTCTACATTAGAAAATTCAGTATAAGCAACACTAACTTGATTTACAGTTTTACCTTGAATAAAATTAACAGTAGCTTTAGATCCATAACCACTAGAACCCACATCTTCAAAAACTACCTCATCTCCCACTTTATATTGAGATCCTCCAGTATTAACCCCTACACTTTGAATTTTTCCAGAAGTAGTAGATTTTATGTAAGTTCTTTGTCTATGAATATTGCTAGGATTTAATACAAAATCATAACTTGTATCATTAAGTAGGAAATTATAAGGAGTAGTATTTCTAACTAAATTTGTAGTATTAAGATCTACTAGATCTTGATTAGATCTATAGTCAAAATTATAATCTATAGATTGATACTTATATGAATTACCTATAAAATACGGAAATTGAGGTTTTCTATAATTCTTAAATGCTCCTTCATCATCATTTATAGTTGGATTAATTAATGCAAAATAAGCATAAACTCCATTAGGATATTCTGGTGTTTTGCAGAATCTACCATTATGTTCATCTAAATCTTTATCATCAGAATAAGTATAATCTTCTACAAAGAATCCTTCAGAATATATCTTCTCTCCATTAGATGTGAGAGGGTTGGGTCTTTCACTAGAAATAGAAGGGGAATACCCTGATTCTAAAATTTTAATAGGACCACCAGAACTATTAGTATATCCATAAGGACCATAAATTGGAGATCCATCATATGCCCATCCAATGATTGGTGAATGAGAAACTGAGACTTGTTCAATATCATTTTCTAATGATAGATCTGGAACAAATACTTCCTTATCACCTATAGATTTTTTAATATAAACAGATTGTCTTAATTTTCTGGGTGCATATAAATGAGAATACTGAAGACCGTATTCATCATTCAAACCAGCAGAAATTATTCCATCATCAGTAGTAATATGATCATTTTGTATTAATCTTTCAACACTATTAATAGTCCAAGTTTTAGTATTAGCATAAAAATTAGCACCATCTCCATTAGATGTTACTGTTATAGTAGCATCGCTAGAAGTATGACCTACACCAGCATTAACTATTTTAACTGAATCAATAGAACCATTTTTCAAAATAGGAATAATAACAGTACCTTTACCAGTACCCATCATCTTTAAATCAGGAGCAGAATTATATTCAGTTCCCGAATTCAATACTATAACTTCACTTAACTTACCATCAACAGTTATTATTGGAATTAATTGAGCATTCTTACCACTCTTCGCAGTAAAAGTTGGTTGTCTATTATAATTGATAATATCAGAAGATCCATATCCTACACCTCCGTTAGCAACATATACCGACTTAATTGAACCTCTTACTACTGGTCTTAAAGATGCACTAAAATCCTGACCAGAAAGTGTAGAAACTCCTATATTTCCAGTTACTGTTACTGAAATTGGCGGATAATTAAATTCATTAATTCCTTCACCTCCAGATAACAATTCAATATAATTCTTATTTCTTAAAAAGAAACTAGCTGGAGTAGACCCTACTCCTACTGCAGATAACTTAAATGAACCTCCATCTACTGCAGTTACATAATAATCTGTTAAAGTAGTAAGTCCAATAATAGGAGTAGTTTTATTATCATATCTAATTAATTCTCCTGTATTATATCCATGATTAGGAATATTAATTACATTAGTAGCAGTATTAATTCCAGAAGAAGTTGCTGATGTTAATCTATTAGAATATCCACTTCCAGAATTGCCAATACCTATAGATCCAATAACCCTCTTTTTAGTGGCACATTTGAGTTCTTGAATACCTGCGCCATAACCAGTAATAGAAATACTAGATACTCCTGCTATAGCATCTAGATAATTGGAATGTAAAGAAACAGTTGTAGCATCTTTAATAGAACAGAAATAAGGAGCATCTGTAGATAATCCAGCAATTGCAGTTTGAGTGTCAGTAATATAAGTTACTAATTCACCATCCCTAAATTTATGATATGTTGTGAATCCTATGGTATTATTTGTAAGATTAACATAACCTCCAGTTTCAGTAGAGTCAAATGTTAATGAATGATCCTTCTGAACCAAATTTGCAAATGCTATACATCCAGATCCATTTCCGCCACTTACTTTTAAGGTTGGAATAGAAATATAATCAAATCCTTCATCTACAATGTCTATTCTTTCTACTGACCCCTGAACCTCACAATAGGCAGATGCTCCTACACCAACTCCATCTGTAATTGCTAAAATAGGTGGATTTATAACATCATAATTGCTTCCACCACTTGTGACTGAAATATCTTGAATTGGACCATAAGAAACAACGTCATTAGACTTATAATTAAGAATTTCAACACCATTTACCAAAATACCAGTTTTTCCTCTTGGAGTAGACTGATTAATTAAAGATGAAACAGGATCTTTAATTTGCCTAATCAATTTTTGAGATTGTATTGATTTTTTAGAAAATAAAGTAAGTTCAAATTTATTATTAGTTACAGTTCCACTAAAAGTAGAATATATCTCATTAGAAATGTTTGCACTACTTTTAGAAAGTTTAATAGTGTTAATATCTACCTTTTTAACAAAATACTCCCCACTACTTAAATCTAATTTATTATCTCCATCACCAGGAACATATGTTACTTTTTCTCCAGTTATTAGTCCATGATTGGGAATAGATATTTCAGTATCATCATTAAAAGAACCAGAAAATAATAAGTCTGTTTCTCTGATATCTAAAGCATCATCAAAATAACTTGGGATTGAAGGAGAAGCAATATAAACATCATTTCCATCAATACCAGGAGTTAAATATGAGTTTTGAACATTTGTAGTGTAAATACTTGCTTCAGGATAATTGCTTAAATTAGCCTTAGATAATAACCTTTGAATTCTATAAGAAATATTTGGATTTAATTCTCCAGAACCTTTAATTAAAACTTCTTTAGAACTAACGAGAGATATAATAGAACATGATACATCATTGATAAGAGCATTATCTCCTGCAATGAAATTGTGATTATCAAAAAGATTTAACTTATATGTAAAGTTTGAAGAGTCAATTAATTCAATAGATTCTATATTATAAGTAGCAGAAATATTAGCAAATAAATTCTTTGTTACTTCACTTTTAGAAATTAACCCTAAACCTTTAGGTTCAATAATACTACCTTCTTCATTATAATAAGTGGTATTAAATTCAGGAATTAAATTAGATAAAACACCAGTAACTCTAACTTTTACTACATCAGCAGTTCCTATACCAGAATAACCATATGCAAATGCATCTAATCTTAAATCATGTTTTGGTGAAATATTTTTATCTACTCCACTACATCCATAAAATTGAGTTAATGATTTTGAAGTATAATTTATAGTACTTGTAGATCCATCAATATAATTTGCTATTAAAACACCAGTAGTTCCAAATCCAACTGTAGAGTCAACAGTTAAAACTGTTGATCCAACAGAAACACCATCTATTAATTTAGTATTAGGATGTATAGAAAACTCTCCACTTACTTTATCTAAACTTTGATCATAATCCAAACTTAGTCTATAGTAAGCCTTATCTCCTCTTACTATTTTTTCTATATCACTAATAGCCCCATTTGCCTTTTCAAATCCATATACAGGATCTTGAAATATATTTCTATTAATAAGATCCATAGGATCTCCATCAATAGATTCTACTACAAGTTGCTTAGAAACTTTATAATCTGCATCAGAAGGTATGAAAAGATAATCACTTGGTTTAATAACTTCTACATCTTTTCCATATAATGCTCTAAATAAAATCTCAAAGGATTGGTCTGTTCCTTTTGAAGAATAAAAATCTTTTGATTGTTTAACAAATAATCTTTTATCTACATCAGCAGAAAGTGGTCTTTCTTCAAATCCTGGTGTAATTTGTTTCTTTACCTTCTTGAAGAATTGCTGTAAAAAACGAATACTTAGATTACTAACTGATGTACCTGAAGAATGAGTATTAATACCAGATTGTGAAAATACAAGTTCATCTGGTTTGTTAAGACTTCTATACGATGTAATTCCACTGAACCCTCGAGTACATCCAGTGAAAGAATTGGTAGTAATTCCCGTATATGTTATAATTTCATCGTTAATCTGAATTAATCCATAAGTATCAGGAAATCCAGTAGTAGATTCAACATCTATAACGTTATCTGTTATTCCTACAAATCCAGAGAGGGTTGTAGAGTCTACAAGGTTTACTAATTCATCAACTTTTATATATTCATCAATATTTTGTAAAATATCAAGAGTAGATCCTTGATTTTCTATAGCAGTATAATATTGTGCTAAAAAATCACCAGCAAGTGGAAAATCTGCCCTTATAAAATCTGGCAGTTGATTTTTAACAACTGAACTAATTTTGACTCTTGTATTTTCTGACATTTTATAGTTGTGTTAATTTCCTGCTAATAAAAGGATTAGTATGATGTATTCATATTATTTGGTGTAGGATTAGAATCACCTAAAAGTTCTAAATTAGTAGCTCCTAACACATATGTATCTGAGGAAAGAAGGGAGGTATTTTGCTTCTCTTCTTCAGTCAATCTAGCTATATTACCATTCATATAACTTGAAGTAGCAGTATACTTATTACCAGAAGTATTATCACCAGATGTTACATTATCAGTAATCATATCAATAGTACTATTGCTAATATCTAACTGTAGATATAAATCCTGCAATCCTATAATGTCATTAGACTTAGGACAAGCAGAAATTTCTATAATTGGGATATTTTGGACTTTTTTAGATGTTTTAATGATATTAATTGGTTTAATCAATATTTCAGCTCTTGCATAATCAACAGTACCAACATTAGTAGAAACAATTGTAGGATTACCCCTTGATTCTAATTTAAATAAGAATAAGGTTCCAGTTTTTCCATCTGCATTAGGAGAATCACTTAAATACACTGTATCTGGTTGTCCAAAAATATTAAATCCAGATGATTTAATATTATAACCTTGATTACTCTTTACATAGAAGGGATTTCCAAAACATAGCTCATATTCTGCATTTTGATTAAGTAAAGGTTTCAAATCACGTCTAATTTTGACTTTTGTGATATTTGAAGTTACTGAATCTCCACTATTGTCTACAACTGCTTGGAATCTACTATATTTGAATTTTGCTCCATATTTATTCATTTCAGAGGAATCTGAATATGCAGTTATATTGTTAGATATCTCTGTTCTTACTGTATTTGCATTAGAAACCAAACTTGGGTTATAATATGCATTAATATCAACTTCAACATACAAATATTTCAAATCTTGGATTTCGCAAACAATTCCTGCAACAGAATATTTTTTTAAAATCCTTTTAAGGTTGTTTTTAATAGAATCTGGTACATAAGGACCATAAAATGGTTTTATGGTGATAAAAACCTTCCCATATCTTGGAGGACTCATTTCTTCACCTCCAAAAACAGAAACTGACTCTGTTTCAGGGTAAATTTTGGGAATTAGTGCCTCATAATCACCTGCAGTGACTGCTCTATTATATGTGGAGTAGATTTTAGGTGCATAACGCTTAATTGAGTCTACAGATTCAATTGCTTTACCACCTATAGAGTCATTTACAGTTGTAATTATTGAAATTCCTGTACTTACAAGGTTATTGTTGTTATCTACTATTCTTCCATTGAAAGCAAATGATGAAATATTGTTTGCAACATCTCCGTTAGTAGTAATATAGGAAACTTCAATAAAATTAAGTGATTCTAGTGCTTCTCCAAACACACCATCACCAAAAATCAACTCATATCTTTGATCTTCTATTTCTTGAAGGAAATATATCCTTGAAGTACTTGTAACTTCTATTAAAGTGTCAGAAAATACAAACTTTTTAGAGGATGTACTTGCTTGAGTGTCACGAACTAGTACTTCTACTGTAGAAGTGTCAATATTTGGGTTCTGAAGTATGTATTTTGTAGGAGGTGCAGGATTTTCTGATGAAACAGTGAAATTTGTAGTTAAAAATGTCCCCTCATAGATGGTAACATCAGCAAAAGTAGCAATTCCATCAACTACAGGTACTGTAACATCAGTCGGAATGCAAAAAGAGTAACTTTCTGACCCAAAAACTGATGCAGAAGTAGCAACAATACCTTTTTTAAGGGTAAGAGTAACAGGTTTTGTAGTAAAACCAGTTGTATCTACAAAAAATGATACAATTGCCTTTGCAGCAGTAGTAGATCTGGGTGTATAACCTATATTTCTTGCTAATGCAACTACATTTTCTCTTAGAGTAGCACTATCAATAAAAACTTCATTGCTAATCATGTTAGCATTGTAAGAATTGATGTAAGTATTGTATGCTAATACATCAATTATGCTTGAAAGGTTAGATCCCTCAAAATCATAATCTGTAAAATTAGAATTTGCTCTCAAATAATCCTTCAAAGAAGTTTTTATTTGGTCAAAATCCAGATTTGTAAAATTTACTAGTGCCATTTATCTAGTTGACTGTAGTGCAAATGCTAATTGTTGAGGAAGAGCATCAATTCCTATGATATCATATGTAATTATTACATCAAAAGCATTGCCATCAAAGTCTGGAACTGCTTTTACTTTTCTTAATTTGACTCGAGGTTCATAATTATCAATAGTATCCTTAATTTCATCCTCAATTAAGGAGGCAGTTATCTCATCCATAGTGTCAAAGAGCAACTCATAGACTCTGGAACCTAAGTTCGGGTTAAAAACCTTCTCTCCAGGTCTTGTTAATATCAAATTCCTTACAGAACGAGCAATTGCAGTCTCATTTTTAGTTGCAATTAAGTCCGAATTGATAGGATTGATCTGAAAAGTCATACTCAGATCTTTAAATCCTCTACTAACCCTTTCGACAGGCATAAAAACACAGTAAATATAAGTTATTTATGTGTATCTTTACTCAAAAATATTTGATTATAAAAATTAGGGGGTTATATTTAGGCTACTAAATAATAGTGTCATAAGAATTCCTAGCTCTAATGACAATTTTCGTATAAAAGACCCTTTGGAACACTCCATTAGGGTCTTTTTGAACGAAAGAATTAATACTTGTGGAAAAGGTCGCTAAATAACAAATATATTAGAGCTAGGAACTCTTATGTCAATGCTAATTCAGTGCGAGAAATCAGCACGTCCTTTAGAAGATGATACACTTTTCTGGTTGCCACCAGATTATTTGGGTATCTTTGGGTTTAGAAAGCCAAAAAGATGGTATAAAAGAAACAATTTAAAATTACTCATTAAAAAAGGACTCTCTTGAGTCCCTTTATTCTATCTTCCTTGTCCTCTATACCTTTTCTTAGGTTTATTGGAACTGGTTGCTGCATACTTGGTGTGTTTGCCCCTACCTTGATAAGTCTTTTTAGGTATGGTTTCTACATAATCACCACCAGAGAGAGATTTACGGACTGGCATTAGTTTTCATCCTCCAATTGTTTCATAACTTTATCAGAGATCGCTAATAGATTAGAGACACTCTTAATGTTTTCTATAGATGACAATACATCAGCAATGTGTTTACTAATGTAAGGTTCTTCACTTCTTGCTGAGAAGGCAAGAGCATTCCTTAAGTTTGCCTGTGCCTCATTCAATGAGTCTTGTACTTGTTTTGATAGTGTCATGAGAGGCTCCCTATATAACTCTTGTTTTTTCATGACCCACTCTGATTCTTGGATCACACCAAATGTCCTCACCTTGCTCAATTGCATCTAAGCAGAATGAAACATCCTCACCGCACATATCCTGTACTGCACCTGATTCAAAGACTTGCATCTTAGGAGCAAACCAAGGATAAGGTAGATTCTCAAAGACACCCTTCTTAATGAGCACCCATCCAAATCCAGTATAATCTACTGTGAAAGGTTTTCTGCGCTTAGAGATAGACTCAACTGTTTCATGATTCATTACCCCACCATTCTTTCTGAAATCATCTTCCTCTAACCAGTGT